CGTATTATACAAATCTTAATCTTTATAAAAAAATAAGATATAGTTATAAAGGAACCGCACAAATCAATTAAGAAATGTCGTTCTGCGAGTTTTGTGCTAAGATAATATAAACAGACACAGTTTTTTTAACTGCCCAGTGTATATATTTCTACGAATGCGTATATAATAATAGGTTCTCCCCAAAAATAAATAACAAGATTTCTTTATATGGGTTTTTTGTACCCATATTACCTCAGTATTTGTATAAAGACTTTCCTTTGTTTTCTCTTTACAATAATACATTAAATATTGCTCTAAAAGCAATTAAAACATAATATAAACGTAATCAAGCGTTATTTTACAAAAAGAATGCTGAAAACGTGTCTAAATTAATTGAGGTAAAATTAATCTAGACAACACTAACATTTTATAATTAAGCCAAAGGTAAATCCCAAACGGTAATATTTTCTGGTATTATTTCCTTAGAAATACGAAATTGTTTATCAAAATATGGATGTGTGGCTTGTTCCCGTGGTATAGCATTTTTAGAATATTTTGCTATATGTTTATATAAATCGAAATCTGGAAAACGCTCCGTATCATCTGGATTTCTCAAAATATTTTTTCCTTCACAGTCGGTTAACCACATCCAAAGTAAATTGTACAATTCTGATTCCGTCTCATATGAAATGCGGCCTCTTTCTTTTACCATTTCTTTTTTAGGATTTGTAAAAGGCGGTTGTTCAGGATATATAGCATCAAACATTGAAACGGCTAAACGGCATAAATCAAAAGAGGGGTTTGGCAGTATTTCTGGTTCTTCATCATTATAATAAGGAAAACAATTATACTGACCACCTGCGTCATTTCCATCTTCATACGCATCTGATATAATTAATTTTTTCCTATCTTTCAACCAAAATGTAGCACGTCCAAAATCAATAATTTTCATTATTTTTCCATATGTGGGAACACGATAATATATATCTGTATCGCTTACCAATTTATAATAAATAAATTCATCGGGTGTTTCGTCCCACATCACATTATTTGTATGTAAATCATTATGAACAAATCCATAATGATATTGTGCAACAACTAAACCGGCTATGACTTGATATATCCATGCCGACCATCTTTCATCGCGACTACCCATCAAAATATCATCGGTTGTCGTCTCTTCAATATCCAATAAAGAATCCATCGTTGCCGTACAATATTCGTGAAATGTTACTTGAACCGGAAAATCGGCAAATTCTACGTATACTTCATTCTGATCACTTCCCGAATATATGTCTGTATCATATGTACCAATAGTATCGCCACTATTGGTTGTACTATTGCCACTATTGGTTGTACTACTATCGGTTGTACTACTATCGGTTGTACTACTATCACCACTCGTTATAGTGATGCTACCGCTACCACTGCTACTATCACCACCAGTTATAGAGCCACTACAGGTATCACTATTTATGCTTGTACGACTATCGGTGTCACACTTATTTATAACGCAAAAATTATCACTTTTCGCTATTTTTTTATGAACCTCATAATCCATATCGGCACTATTTTCGCTAGAAGAATCTACAACTCTTGAAAGTTTAACCAACCGTTCTGAAACTTTCTCAACCGGAGCCTCTTCGTCTGTTGATGGTAAATCAGATTCACAATCAGAAAGTTCAATCCTTGGTTTTTCGTCAATACTCAAAGTTTCACATTCCATCATTTCCATTTCTTCGCCAATAATATCAATTTGTGGTTTTTGATCGCCGTAGTCACAATTACTAATAATTCTAAATAATCCTGCAGCCTTATTTTTATTAAACCATTTATTTTTACACATACTCTGTATTTCATCATTTATATTATAAACATACTTCTCAACTCTGGTATTAAATGTACCATAAAATCTGGCCCAATGAGGAGATTTGCCGGTTTCAACTAGTCTCGATAAACTTGCTGCACAAAGAGCATCAACATATGCTTCATTATACATATTATGAATCTTTGATAAAGTTCTTCGCCATCCATCACCTGCTTTAGGCAAACACCCATCTTTCGGTAATTCATATAGGCCTTCCATTACCTCAGTAGGCTCAACTAAATGAACTCGTTTCATAAAAACTTTAATATCATGTTTATCATCTTTATGTCTTAATTTAGAAGTTAAATTGGCAATATATCCAACAGGCTCACCCGAAATAGAAAAACTCTCAATAGGGGACAAAATATTGTATTTTTGATTTTCACTGTTTGTTAAAAATAAAAGACTTGGTAAATATTCATTTGCCATTCTAAATTCACTAAACTCATGCATTATAGAAGTTGTAAAATCACTAACTCCGAATAATGGCAAAAGTTCCCGGGAAAGATTGGGATTTCGTGGGAGATAGGGTGTAGGGGGGTTCACCTTACGACCCCTTTTCAGTTTTTTATTTGATTTTGCGGGGATCTTTACCTTCATTTGCTGTTTGATGTACCGGAAGCAGATTTTATAGAAACACGCAGTTTCGCTATTTACGACTTTTCATTTCCGCTTCTAGATTTAGCAAGAATGTCATCTGGTGGAAATGAGATTGTATCTGGAAGAAGAGTATTAAATCTCAGTCTTAAAAAATTTGACATGAGTCGCATTAAAGGCGATAAAGTTGTGGTGTTCATAGGTAAAAGAGATACCGGTAAATCGTTTTTAATTCGCGATTTATTATATCATCATCGTAATATCCCAATCGGTACAGTTATTAGCGGAACAGAAGCTGCAAACTCTTTTTATAGTAGTATAATCCCCCCCCTATTTATTCACGAAGAATTCAATCCAATGATCATAGCAAACATCCTTAAAAGACAAAAGACTCTTGCACAAAAAATCAAAAAAGATTTGGAGACTCGGGGTACAACTTCAGTAGATCCAAGTACATTTATGATTATGGATGACTGTATGTATGATAGTCGTTGGACAAATGATAAATTTGTCCGTAGTCTTTTTATGAACGGTCGTCATTGGAAAATTCTATATGTAATTGCTCTTCAATATTGTATGGGTATTCCACCTGTATTACGAACAAATATCGATTTTGTTTTTATTTTAAGAGAAAATATTGTAGCAAATCGCAAAAGATTATATGATCAATTTGCCGGTATGTTTCCCGATTTTGAGGCATTTAGTCAAATTATGGATCAATGTACTGAAAACTATGAATGTTTGGTAATTGATAATAATGCTAAATCAAATAAAATAGAAGATCAGGTTTTTTGGTATAAGGGTGTTGAAAGACCATCTTTTAAAATTGGTGCACCTGAGTTCTGGGCGCAAAGGCCAGAACAAAATAATAATGGCGAAGATTATGATCCTGCTACAGCCGGAAAAAGAAGTAAAGGTCCCATGATCCAAGTCAACAAATATTAATGTACCGGTCAGTATCAAACTTAGTCGCCTTTAAGGGCGACTAAGTTTTTACGACCTTTGCTATAAAAGTACTTAAGTTAATTACTCCTCAAAAAGAGGGGGAAAAATTAACTTAAGTAGTTCAACATACATGCGTTTATAATTATATATTATAAACAATATTAGACAATAGAATAATGGGAAATCTTTTTGTTATGAGCAATTGGGATGCTAAAGAAATAATAATTGGAGACATTTCAACAATGAAAACAAATAGTAATATATCATCTTTTAACAGTAGCGGTAGTCCAAATATTAGCGGTAGTCCAAATATTAGCGGTAGTCCAAATATTAACGGTTTAGATTCAAGTGGTTCAAAAATAGGAGGGGGTAAAAGAAATAAATTAAAATAGTATCTCCGGTATATTTCGCTTATTTCTAATATATAGTTTTAAATATAAAATATTATAAACTTTATATACTTAATATGCGTATTTAGCCCTATCTTATTTTTCTTCTTTTTTATAGGGATAAATGGAATCTTCGGCACAGCCGATCGGCACGATTTCTACTGGAAATCTGGTAGACGAGACATTAAGCATTTATAATAACAATTTTACATATCTTATAATTAAATTTTTAATTCTCACAGTTGTATTTGTGTTAATTTTGACTTGGCTTTTGCTTAGTTCTGGTATTACCAATCTTGTTAATAATTGGCCAAAATATCGTTGTAATCCGATAATAATGCCATTTGCAGGACTATTCGGTTATAACACGGCAGAAAATTTCAACTACTGTATGAAAAGTATATTTACTGCTAATGCAGGTTCTGTTTTAACTCCGGTATATGGTGTTATGTCTAGTTTTACCGACATCATTGGTACAATTTCTAATGTTGCTAATTCATTTCGTTATCTCATAGCAAATTTATTACATGGTATGGAACGCTTGATGGGATCTTTTCGCGATCGCTTTCAATTTCTCTTGTTTACTATTCGCTTGAGTTTTCTTAAAATTATGACTTTAATGAGCCGACTACATGGGACTTTCTATTCTGTTGTTTTTATGGGATTATCTGCAATCCAGGGTGTTAATAATGTGGCAAACAACGATTTAATTAAATTTATTATGGAATTCTGTTTTACTGGTGATACACCCATTCAATTACTTGATGGAAATGTAAAACCAATATCTGAATTACAAATTGGGGATAAATTACAATTAATAAATGGTGTAAGTCCAACCGTTACATCTTTATTTAAATTTGACGGCAGAAAAACAAAAATGGTGAATATAAATGGTGTCAAGGTAAGTTCTAAACATTATGTTCATTATGATAAATTAAATATATGGATAGAATCGGAGAATCACCCTGATGCTGCATTTTGTGAATCAGAAAAAGTTATTTACTGTTTAAATACAGATACACACACTCTTTTAATAAATGGGCTTTTATTTACCGATTACGATGAATCAAGTGAATCAAGCGTTATTCATAAAACTAAACAAATTTCACTATCACTTTTGAATAACGGACAAAACAATATATGTTCTAAAAATGAAGGCGATGATTATGATCTAGGATTTTCCAAAAACGCACTAATTTATTTGAAAGATGGGAGATTGGTACCAATAATTGATATTAAATTGGGTGATGTTATAATTGGTGGGGGTACAGTATTGGGTACTGTTACAGAAAAAGTGTCATCGGCAGTAAAAATTGGGAATTTAGGTATTTCTACTTCTCAATTATTATGGGACGCTTTATCTAACAAATGGGTAAGAGCAGGAATATTATATAAATCAAATATCATTCAATTTGAAACACCTGAAATTTATCATCATCTCATTGTCTCTAATAATATTATTATTGCTAATGGATTTTATTTTAGGGATTATCGTGAAGTAACCGATACAGATATGGAAACAGAATACTCAAAAAATTTATGTAATATTACATCGGTGAAGATTTAAAATGAGACAAGACAACCTAAAGGATTAGAACTGTGTTAAGGTGCGGTGGGAGTATAAAGAAAAGTAGAGGATACTGCCTGAAACAATGGATGTGAGGGGTCGAAAGACAATACAATGATCCGCCACAAAACGGGATTGATTTCTCACTTCAATTGCTTTTGACGAAGCAGGTTTAGCAAACCCAATCCTATGGATTGACCAATCTAATTTTACATGGAAATTGCTGTGTCCAACCTTGGAAGTTTTTTTGGTTTTGTTCCATTTTTAAATCTTCAAGGGTGTAAACAAAAATGATTTGTATTCTAAACAAATTTGTTTTTGTTTTTAAAATTTAATTATTAAATAATGAATTTTCCTATTACGCGTGAAAAACTACAAATGTTTGATTACCGTTCAGTATCAAAATTAGTTGCCCTTAAAGGCAACTAAAAATGTACGACCTCTGCTATGAAATTAACTTCGGTACTGACATTTAGTATGTTTTATTGTTTTTATAAAATTGAAATGAAATTCATTTTTAATATTTTATAAAAAATATTAAATGCCTGTATATGCTAATACAAAAATGTTGAGAGAACCTGATTCTACGACAAATGGTGTAATTGGAATCAGAATTACCGGTGATATTCCTGTGATTAAACCCACATGCCTTGCTGTAGCAGTTGATACAAGCGGAAGTATGAGTGGAGAACGCATTGACTCTGTAAAACGATGCCTTAAAGTTATTATTAATCGTATGCGCGTGAATGATATTATAACAGTCATAGCATTTTCTAGTACATCTACAATTATTCTATCTAATTTTCTTATTTCGGAAATCAGTCGTTCTTTAGCCTTAGAAAAGATAGATGAACTTGTAGCGGATGGGGGAACAAATGCTGAAGCCGCTATTTCCACGCTTGGTACAATTTATCAAAATGATAAACCTGACGCGGCTCTATTTCTAACAGATGGGCATATCAATGAAGGTATATGCTCTAATGATGGTCTTCATTCACTGTTGAAATCATATTTAAAATGTGTTCCATTCTTTACAATTGGATACGGAGAATCACATAATGCCGAGTTATTGCGTCATCTTGCTCTAAAAACTAAAGCCACCTACACATTTGCAGAAAGTGAAACCGCCCTCCCGGCTTCTATGGGAGAATTACTTAGTTCTCTACAACATGAAGTTGCCAAAAATGTGCTATTTTCAATACCAAATGGATGGACATGTTTGGAGCCGAACTCCGATAACACAAATTTGAAATATGAATTTGGTTCTATTATTGCGGATAAGGCAACGTGGGGGTTGTTTTCTATATCACCTAATACGCAAATTCCGTCATCTCTTACATGTGTTTATATTCAACAAAATCAAGAAATCATAATTCCTATTGTATTTAATGATAGTATTCATACACATGATATAATTGAGCAAGAATATCGTTGTATTGTTGGGAAATCAATGGATAAATTTGCTACATTGTTTGAACAAGGAAATACAGATGATGCTTTAGCAGAATTAAAGATTACTGTTGAAACTTTGCGTTCAAATACAGAAGTTGCTAATCGTCCATTAGTTATTCGCATGATAGCACAAATGGAGGAAATGATAGCCGAATGTAAGGAAAGTTTAAGCACACCCTCTAGAGGAAGAAGACGACGAAATACTCCACCGTCATTACTTTATAGAAGTCGTGGCATTGGCGCAAATTATTCATCTCAACGTGGAACAACTACTACAAGGGGCGTTCCCGAATATCTATTTAGTAGCCCAACTGTAATTCACGAAACAACACAAATGATAGATGAATTTAGTCAAATAGACAACGATCCTATAAATGAATCTTCTTTATAATAAATAAATGGATGCGTCTGATACAACACGAAATAAAAAAGCGAAAAGTTTCTATCTTTTTATTTTTTCTAATAAGTCACAATATAAAACATTAATAAGTAATTATGAAAATAGACTTTTATACACTCTTGGCTATAATATTATAAATTCAACAAATTGTGTTGTGGCTCCTCCTCCACCGTAACTTTTTCTTTATATATATTATATGACTATTTTGGTGCTAAGAGGACATATTAGATCCGGGTTTTCTAGTGATAATTTATATCATTTTGTTTCAAAAATTTATAACAACTGTCCAGATTTAAAAATTTATATACATACATGGAATATTATACAAAATAATGTGAGTTGGAGACAAATAGAACAAAAAGACATTCCTATAACAAACGAACTTATATTTTGGTATTTCAAAGATTTAAGTTGTCTTATAAAACATATTATAATAGATGATGATTCTACAATTATTTTAAATGGAAGATTAAAAGGAGATGTAATACCTGAATCTGGGTGCTGGAAATTACCTATAATTGGTTGGAAACGATACTGGTATGGAAAATATAAAATTATAAAATATTTATACGAGACATTGGAAAATAAAAATGAGATAATATTAAATTGTAGATTTGATGTATTATGTAATTCTAATAGTTTAAAATCAGATAAGGTTATTGATTTTATTAATTGTAATATTTATAAACCCATATTTAAAAATATATTTTTAGATAGCATGGATGCCTTTTCTAGAATTCATAATGTAAAAGCGCATATAAATAATTTATTTGTATTTTCTGGAATAGATAATTTTTATTTGGGTAATATTGAAACACAATATAAATTAGCAGAACATTTTCATTTAAATTTAGATAATATAGTTTCTAAACCTTTGGGTTTTACTAATCATGAATACCTTGTACCTATAGAAAATGATAAACTCTTTAATGAACAAATTAATATGCAAATAACATAGCCCCTCTTCCTGAAAAGACACGAAATACATTGTATATTGTAACATACGCATAAATATTCATATTATGATATATTTTATTATAGTCTGAGTTCATTGTTAAATGAAGTTCTTTTTTGGGCAACTTGTCCCAATTGGAAAATCCGCGTGGATTTGCACATGAACCCAAATCTATATCGTCGCTCGCTCCTGGTGCCATACCAAAAGGATACACATAAATATAACGATTAAATAGCGGCGCTTTTCTATAATGTAACAATGGAATAAGAGAGCGAAATATTGACGGGCTTTCCAAATGTGACATTCTTATAATATTACTAAAACTGAGTTGTGCGCCTTGAATTGGTTCCGAATAAGCGTTGCGAAATGCCGGTTTTGACTGACCATCTGTATTTAATGTGGCATCTGGCCACCACGGTATATTATTTGCCAATACATTTCGCGCATTAAGATCGCGTGTGAAAAGAAACCACGCATTTAGTGTCTCTGCTTCCGGTCGTTGAGCAACCCACAATATGTCTTTGGTTGGATTGTTATATGGTAAAGATATTCTAACATTTGTTGCTCCTTGAGTTTGCTGTTTTGGAACTATGTAATGTTGCTCTACACGATATTCTAATTGACTTGAACGAAAGGCAACTGCTTCGGCATCTTCCAAAGATATAAATTCACATAACATATACATGTCTTTAATTTGGTAATTTAAAGGCATTGAAATATTTGGTATTACTTCACCTGATATTCCGATATTAAGATTTGTAGAATTGTAAAGTTGTGTTGTAGTAAGTGGATCCGTATAATAGAAATTTGCCCCTGCAATAGGTGCCGTAGAATTCCCACATGGTGGAATAACGGGATTTGGTGAAGTATAAATTGGAGGACTACTTACATAGAGTTGGTTTAGCGATTTTAGAGTAACATGAATTTGTACTGCGTCTGCAGACAGCGCATCTAATGGAAGCGCATTTTCGTAACAGTTTTTACTAAACCAAAAAGGTAACGGCACAGTTACAGTAGTGGGTGTGGGGCTATAACCAATTGAAGATGGATTGAAACCATCTGGTATGCGTTGTATCATTTTATTTTTAGCAAATAACGAATTATTAGGTTCGTATAATTCATCATATATTTCTAAAAATCGTCCATCCATTCTATCTACATTTACACCCCCAATATCCAGTTCTAATAAATCTATTAAAGCATGTCCAAGAGAATTTGTCCAACCATAGATTGGGCCTAGAAAACTGCCCGGTGGGCAACTTGCCTGTGCTAATTGTTGTGGGGTGTATATGTCTGGCATTGTTACTACAAGTGTTACTTGTGATAATAATTCGCCTTTACGTGGTATAGTAACAGTAGCACGCTGACCGAAGGAAGTTTGGCCATCAAATTCTACACGAACCCATTGTGCTGCCCAACGGGTTGTTTTTTTTAGAACCTTGGTATAATTTTTAATATCCGGTTGGCCTCTTGGGTTGAAGATTCGGGTATCTTGTAGGCCATAGCACACAATAGACAGCAGTGTTGCTGGAGATGACATTCTGTTTTATATTCTGTTTTATCTTTAGGCAGTTCCGAAAGTATTCAAAATATAATAGATAGTGATGCCTTGCCCCAAATGTACCGAACATCCGGGTTATCATAATTTTGTTAAATTTGGAGTATTACACAATGATATAAAATTAATATATACTTCGCCAGCTAAAACAAAGGATTATAATGAAGACGGTACAAAATTGGCAAATATAACTATCCATGTGAATGAACTTGATGGGAAACCTTGGATTTGGGTGTTGGATTGTGGAGAAATGGAAATAAAACACTATACGGAGATTTCATTTACAATTGGTCTTTTAGAACTTTTATCAAACGATAAAAGTTTACAAGAAGTATGGATTATAAGACCGAATATTTGGATTAAAGGTGTTGTTAGTTTTCTTAGAACTTTTTATAGTGCTAATATTTTGAAAAATATTAAATATTTTGAAGGCACAAATTGTGACCTTTTTGATTCATTTAAACATACAGGTATACCCGATACTACCATTCATTGGCTTATTAGCCAATATTAATAAAAATTTGAGATATTTTTAAAATTTTTATTTCGTCGCACATTTTAAAAACTTTGTGTTAAATAATGTATAAAGAATCTGTTTCAAAGAAAATTAGTATTTCGACAAAAAGATTAGCCGAACTTGAATATATTGAAAAAAATTTAGATAAAATAATTTCCGATTCCGTAAAAGAGAATTGTGAAGATTGTAAAAAGGGTGTTTGTGTAGTGTGTAATAAAGATAATTGTTTACAACCTAAAAAGGGGGTTTGTTTAGTATCTAAAAAGTCGTCTTGAAATTATAGTATTGTAACTTACTATCGCGTTATTTTACTAACTTATTATTACAGTATTTTCTAAAGTACCATTAATTTACTAACATGGTATTTCACTTAGTTATTTACTTATTTTTTACTACCAGTCAGTATTTAAATTAGTTGCCCTACAAGGCAACTAATTTAAATACTGACCGGTATAATTATATTTTATAATATAATATTTAAAATATTCTATTTTTATACAATGAAGTACCGAATTTAATTGCTTCCCCAAAAAGAGGAGCCATTAACTTTCGCTACTTTCATAGCAGAGGTCGCACTATTTTGGTTGCTTTTAAAGGCAACTAAAATAGGTACTGACAACTACATATATACCCTACGCAATTCTAAAAATGTTCAATATTGCTACATTTTGAATATTCAACCCTGTATTAGGAGGGGTTATTAAATGTATTGGACTATTTATAGATGTATAATTTCTAATTTCGAACAAAGCTGCCACACCTGTTGGAGAAAGCACAGTATTATTTACAAGAATATCAGATGAAGATATATAAAACATAAATTCAGAAGAGTTATTTGTTGAAGCTATTGCACCATTAGTTGTTCCTGTAAGAGGGATACCATTTAAAAAACCTGTAAATTGACTGGCTTCTACAACAAATATACTATAATATATATTATAATAACCTGATTCCCATAAATAAATTTGCGACGTATTTATTGTATGGGCGATACTCCCATATATTACTATATTGTTTTCAAAATTAACAGGGTCATTTATATTTAATGTCTGTTCCGTCAAACTATCCGTGTATAAAAATGTGGGTTGAAAAGACATGCCCGTTGGTCCAGTTGATCCAATAATACCACTTGATCCAGTTGGTCCAGTTACTCCTACTTCTCCTGTTGATCCAGTATAACCGGTTGCTCCTGTTGCTCCTACTTCTCCTGTTGGCCCTGTTGCTCCTACTTCTCCTGTTGGCCCTGTTGCTCCTACTTCTCCTGTTGGTCCAGTATAACCGGTTGCTCCTGTTGCTCCTACTTCTCCTGTTGGCCCAGTTACTCCTACTTCTCCTGTTGGCCCAGTTACTCCTACTTCTCCTGTTGGCCCAGTATAACCGGATGCTCCTGTTGCTCCTGTTGCTCCTACTTCTCCTGTTGACCCAGTATAACCGGTTGCTCCTGTTGCTCCTGTTGCTCCTGTTGCTCCTACTTCTCCTGTTGATCCAGTATAACCGGTTGCCCCTGTTGCTCCTACTTC